CACGAACCAGCCCAGTAGTCAGCCTTTTCATACCACTGGCTTTCAAGTTCTATTGCCATGTCTTTAACTCTGCCCATCGGTCACCTCCTCAACTGTGATGTCCGGTAAGTATTCACCGTCATATTCTTTCCAGAATCCATCGTAGTTCATAGCTATAATTCTAGCTTGATTTTCGTTCTCAGCTTCAAGAGTGCAAACTTGAGACACAAGATAACTTCGGGTTACTTCGTACTTAGGCATCGTCTTCCTTTCTTCTCAGTTTTCTCTTCCCATCCTGCCACCACTTGATTCTTTCCTTGATGGCTT